AACAACACGACGAGGAATACCTCTCACGAGGTTCCTCGAGGACTTTGTTTTCACTCGTGATAGCAAATTCCATGTGTTGTTGCGGCACTCGGTTCAAGACCTTAAACAAGCCTTGGGATTGTCGGGGTATTGTGTGCACAAACTCGAGGGGCCTGTTGTCTACATTGGCCCCGAAGGAGAGGAAACTCTCCTCCGGACATTCCAAGAAGATGACATTCCCAAAGAGCTACGATGCCACTTGGAACCCAACAAGAATCGTCCCGCAAACGTGCTGACCGACCTCTCATCTGAGAACTCGTTATGCCTCTCCCGTATCTGTTTCCTTCGGGAACCAGCCGGAAAGGTGCGTAACGTAGCTATCTTTGATTGGTGGAGTCAGCAGTTCCTGAAACCTGTCCACGATTGGCTGTTCAGCCTCCTTGCCTATCTCCCGACAGATGCCACCTTCGATCAAGAGGGTGCTCTTAAGGATTTCGGTAAAGAGTGTGGTGAGACTGAGATATTCTCGTACGACTTAACTGCCGCTACAGAGAACATCGGCCAGTCTCTCTACACAATCGTTCTGACAGAGTTTTGGGGGCGGATTAGCGCACGCTCTTGGTTAGACATGATGGTTAACCGTTGGTTCCAGTTGACTCCTATGGAGAACTTGCGAAAGCAGGATCAACCCAAGGGGCCAATTAAGTACCGAAGAGGTCAGCCGATGGGTGCACTGAGCTCTTGGGCCTCCATGGCCCTTGTGCATCACTCGCTTGTCCAATTCGCCGCTTACAGGGTCTCTTTATTTCCATTTTGGAAGTATAGAGTCCTGGGGGACGACGTTGTAATCGCAGGTCGCCGAGTCTCTGAGTCTTACTTAGAGGTGTGCCATGCCCTAGGTATCCCGATCTCGTTACCTAAGTCGCTTCAGTCGGAGAAGGGGTTCTTCGACTTTGCTTCTCAGATAATGGGACCGGATGCTAATTACTCCCCGATATCTCTCCGGGAAGAGTTAGCATCACAGCGGCCTGCTCGTAGAATCGAATTCGGTCTACGACAGGCTCGCCGGGGTATCATAGACATGGTACGCCCCACGTGGTTTAGCGCTTTCTTGCGCTTTGTCCTCCCTAGATCGGTTTACACCGATATAGTGGAGGCCCGAGCAAAAGGAAAACTAGATCCCGCGGCGCAGGTGACCTTGATGTCACTCTTGGGTGCCCTTGACCCGACTCTGAAAAGAGTTGGATTCAAGAACGCAGCAAGAGTTCCGTGTTGGCAGTATTTCCTTGGTATAACCAAGGGGATGTCTGCCTTCCGGAAAGGACTCAAGGCCTTCCTGTGTCTGGGTACGCTTAGGGAAACAGCCGAAGCTAAGGAGCTTGCGATGGAAGCACTGGTTTACAAAGCCAATGTTCTCTATCGACAATTCTTAGCCCTTCGCCCTACTATCCAAAAGATGGAAGAGGTAGAAGGCGCTGTCCGTGGCGTGATGATTTCTGGGATTCGCTCGATATTGCCTTCAGATTCTTGGTACTTGGCAACTCCGTTGTCTGTGCTATGGAAAATCAGCGACACAGTCGTTGACTTCCAGGCATGGACGAAGGAGTACCGTAGACCACTGAAGATGATCACAGTAACGGGTGGACTCCGACCTATGACGGTCGAACTGTTCGAATTTACGATAGAGATGTCCCTGCAAGATGCATGGGACCTCGTAGATCGCGCCGAACGATCGTTACTGGTCAGCCCAGGACGTTGGCTTGGGGAGACCAACGAGTTGGATGAGATAGACATACTCAACCCAACTACTCTTGAATTGGCCGGATATTTCCGACCTCTTCAGCGTTCCTGGGGTTGGAAAGAGCTTTTGGAGCTCGCAAGACACCACCAGACCCCTGTCCTAGGGTTGCCCGGTCCGGCCACGGCGCAAAAGGTATAACCTGTTGCAGCCATGACCATAAAAGGGACACCTACTCCAGAGGGTTATCTGGATCACACTGACCATGGTGAACGGTCCCGAGCAGAAGACTCGGTTAGGTTCTGT